TGACGCAGTCGGTCTTAAGGACGCCCGGGTATTCTTCCGGGTTCACGGTGCGAAGACCGCGCCCCACCATCTGCATCATGGTGGACTTGTAAGAAGACGGCCGCAGCAGCACGACGCAGGAGGTGGGCGGATGGTCCCAGCCCTCGGTCAGGACCGCCACATTGGCGATGACCTGGATCTCGCCGCGGCCGTAAGCGGCAAGCGTCGCCTTGCGGTCGGCGTCCCCCATGTCGCCATGAACGATTGCCGCGGAAATCCTGTTCGCGTTGAAGGCGTCAGCGACATTGCGAGCGTGATCGACGGTCGAGCAGAAAGCGACCGTCTGACGATTGCCCGCCTTCTCCTTCCAATTGGCGATCACGGCATCTGTAACCGGCGACTTGTTCATGATGGCGTCGACTTGCGCCATGTCGAAGTCGGCGGCGACGCGGCGCACCTTTTTCAAGGCGTCCTGCACGCCGACGTCGATGACGAAGGTGCGCGGGGGCACGAGATGGCCGGAGGCGATCAGTTCGGCGATGCGGATCTGGTCGGCGACATTGTCGAAGACCTCGCGCAGGCCCTTTCTGTCGCCGCGATTAGGCGTCGCGGTGACCCCGAAAATCTTTGCCGACGGATTGCGCTGCAGCGTTCGATCGATGATGCGCCGATAAGTGTCGGCGACAGCGTGATGCGCTTCATCAATGACGAGCAGATCAAGCGCTGGCATTTCGGCGAGGTTCGAGGCGCGTGATACTGTCGGCGCCATGGCGAAGGTCGCCTGGCCGTCCCAGGACTTCTCATTGGCGTCGAACACGGTCGTCGAGATCGATGGATTGACGCGCGAGAATTTCGTCCGGTTCTGGTCGGTCAGTTCGTCGCGGTGGGCGAGGATGCAGGCTTTCGCCTGCGGCTCCTTCAGCAAGACGCCCGCTACAGCCGACAGCATTACGCTCTTGCCCGATGCGGTCGGAGCCACGCCAAGCGTGTTGCGGTGGGCGTTGAGCGCAGACAGACTGCGCTCGACGAAGAGTTTTTGGCGGGGACGAAGGATCATGGCGCGACCTCACTTCGCCCAGGTCGGACGCACGCCGGCCGCTGGCGCAGCAGCAGCCTGCTGTGGGGCGTGGGTGGCTTGCTGGGGCGGCGGGGCGGGCTGTTGCGGAGCATGGGGCGCGTATGCAGGCTGCGGTTGCTGCTGCGGCGCGTAGCCGGCCTGCTGGCCCGGGGCCGCATAAGACGGCTGAGCGGGCGGATAAGCCGGAGCCGGCGCATACCCCATGGGCACGCCATGCCCTCCCATCGCGGTGGCGTAGTCCTTGTGGTCGCGCGTCACCGCCTGGCGTATGTCGTTCTTCTCCTCGCCGTTGGCGTCCCGGCCGATGTCGATGCGGGCCACGAACTCGAGCCCGTCGAGATCTGCGAGCGCGGCGATGCGGCGGGCGTTCTGCGCCTCGGCCGAAATGTCCTTGTCGGAGAGGCCACGCGCCGAGTTGAGGATGCCGCGCACGAGGCTGCGGCCCATGTTGGCCCAGTTCGGGCCGCTGGCGCTGTAGAGACCGATCATCGACCAGATCTTGCGCTTGGCGTAGGGGCCCTCGAGCACCGTGTATTCGGCGTCGAGGTAAACCGATCCCGTGGCGCCTCGTTTAGCGTAGCCCCCCGTCCAGCCCTGTGAAGCATCGTCGAAACCGCCGGGGCGGATGGTGAGCCGCACCCTGGCGATCGTGCCCTTGGGGATGAGGTTAGCGTTCTGCTGGGCGTCGTTGAAATCGTTCCATGCGGTCGTCATGGCGTTGCGTCCTGTCTCAGGGTTTGGCGTTTGGGTGAGAAGCGTCGGCGTCCGAGGCGGTTGGCGCCGGACGGCTGAAAGTCAGGCGTTCGAGCGGGGAGCGGCCGGGCTCGCCGATCTTTGTGATCAGGCGGCCGAGATGAGCCTCCTCGACGAGGTCGAGACGGCCGGAGCGATCCTTGGCCGGATAGCCCCAGGGATTGAGCGTCTGGCAGACGAAGACCCGGTGCAGCTGGTTTGCAGCGTCTGCGAGCTCCGTCATCGTCAGCACTTCATCGACGATGCCCGGCAATTCGAGGCCAGTCTTGGCGCCGTCGATCTGCGGCGCGAAGATCTTGCGATTGAAGTCGTCGAGCTTCTCATCGAGAATGCCGACGAAGAACACGTCCTTCATGCGGGTGTGCTGAAGATGCGTGATCCAGCCGATCATCTCGCGACCATGCAGGCCGTAAGCGCCGCGCACGTCGGGCTTGCCGGTCTTCTCGGAAAAAGCCTCGGGTTGCTCCTTCGCCCATTGAAAGCAGAGGCGGCCTGCGACCGTGATCGAGTCAACGAAGATGGTGGCGTATTTGTCGAGCGCGCGGGGATCTCCGAACCTGGCGCAGGCCTCGTTGAAATGACGCTGGCTGTAGGGACGGCCATCGGGAATGGCGGGATTGGGCCCGCCGATGAACACCGCAAAATCGCGGCATTCGTCCCAGGTGCGCGGGCGGATTGTGTCGCCGCTCCAGCCTTCGATGGCGAGGTCGCCCGCCTCAAGATCAAAGAACAACGTGGCGTCCGGATGGAGCGTCCAGAGAAGGGAGGTCTTGCCAATTCCGCTGCGCCCGAAAATGGCGGCCTTGATGCCGCGGCGCTCGGCAAGACGTTGATCAGCGAGAATGATGGGGAGCGGCATTATGCGCCCTCCTTGTCGATCGTGAGCTGGAAGGTTTCCTTGGCCGCACGGACGGTGCGGGAGGGCTCGAAGAGCGAACGGATGTGCCTTGGCCAAGAGCCGTACTTGCGCTCCGAGACCTTGAGGTTGACTTCGACATAGTCGCGGGGGTCCTCGCCCTCGGCCTTGATGCGCTCCACGAGTTCGGCGAGGCCGTGCTGGTCCCAGTCGATGCGCTTGGGCAGATCGGCGGCGACGATGACGTCGCCGTCGTTGAAGCGGGCGACCCCAAAATCCTTGCCAGCGTCGGCGCGCGCGGCTTTGGCGCGAGGGGCGTATTTTTGCGTCAGGGCGCCGTCGAGCCAGGCGACCGCGAGCTTCGCCTTGCGAAGCGCCTCGTCGGCGTCTTTCTGAAGCCGGGCCAGTTCCGCCGCAGGCAGGGCGGCGATCTCATCCAGCCGCAAGCGGGAGAGAGCGTCGAGCGTGACGTGATTGGGGATGGTCATGCCGCCGCCCCTGCGTTGGGGTTGCGGCGCACGCCGGGCGTCGCCTGGCGGATCTGCTCGGCCTCATAGGCCTCGATGTCTTCCAGCCGGTAGACGACCCGGCCGCCAATTTTAACGAACTGCGGGCCTTCGCCGGTGAAGCGCCAGCGCTCGAGCGTTCTGGGGGACAGGGTCCAGCGAGCGGCAAGCTCGATCTGGGAGAGGTGTCGCATCGCCATGTCGGGATCTCCTTGAGTTGGGGCGCAACGTAAGGAGACGATGATGGACGCGGCTCATCCTGTCGTGGGGATCATTACAGGATCAGAAGGGGATGAGGAGGGGCTGTGTGTGGGATGGCGCGTAGATCTGCAGGGGGATGAGCGGCCGCAGTAAATGGCAAAGCGAGTCAACAGGGCGAGATGCGTCCCACCCGTCACCGCTTGTGCGGCTGCCTGGGGCTATTCGCCGGATCGCAAATCGCCAGCCGGTACAGGCCCCTGCCGTTCGACACGATGAGCCGGCGCCAATCCGCTCCCTTCGACTTGAACAGGTCGTGCATGCGGGTGCTCAGCGAGTCGGCGTCATAGAGAAGGGTCTTCCCGTTTTGCCAGGGGGCGCCATCGAGGGCTGCCGCATGGAGGCGCTTGACCACCATGGCTTGGCGCGGGCCCAGCATAAAAGTCTGTCCGTTGATGCAGACCTCGCGATAATCCTCGCTATGGCTGAATGTCGGCGCAGATCCTGCCGGCGGCTCCAAACGCAGAACCTCTTCCAATCTTGCTCGCTCGGCCTTGCGCACGAGCAGATCCGCCCGCTTGAACGCCAGCCCAGATGAGGCCTCCGAGACCGCCCAATGCTCGTTCTCGGCAAGCCGAAACATCCGGACGTCGGCCCGCCCGTTCTTGAGGATCAGATGGGCGTCCTGCTCGCTCAGATCCGCAAGGCCAGTCAACAGGTGTTCGCCGCCCTCATCAAGCGAGCGGTCGATGGAGCTCTCCTGTCCGCCAGCTGCGGCCGACACAGGAACGGAATAGACCAACACGCTCAGGCGCAGGTGACCGTTTTCGGCGAGATAGGTGACGTCTCGCCATGGCAGGCCGTGCTCCTCCACGACCTCTTCCAGCGTGAAATATTCTTTTTCGATGAGAGATTTGGGGTTCCGGGTCGCGGCCATGCATGACGCTCTCGCTTGTTCATTATATGTTCTATCGTCTTGACGATCCGCAATCAATCCTGATACGTCCAGTTCGTCCACAGCTTCCGCAAAACTCACAAGGTGAGACGCCCGCCATGACCCAAGGCCCGGCCCAGACCACCCTCGCCGATCGCCTCAAGGCCCGCGCCCGTCAACTCGGTCTCACCGCCGCGCAGATCGCAGAGATTGCAGGCGTGAACCGCTCCTTCGTCTACGACATCTTTAGAGGCAAATCGGAAAACCCCAATCTGGAACGGCTTGATCGCCTGGCCGGCGCCCTGAAAGTGGAACGCAATTGGCTGCTGCATGGCCTCGGAGAGGTCGAGGGGGAATCGCCCATACTCGAAAACCCCGACCTTGCGTTCGTGGCGATCCCTTATGTCAACGTGCGCCCGTCCATGGGCGGCGGCCAGCACGTCGATCTCGAGCCCAACCACGGGCGGCCCTATCACTTTCAAAAATCCTGGATCAGGCACGATTTAAAGGCCAACCCGGCCGATCTGAGGATCATGCACGTGGTGGGCGACAGCATGACGCCAACGCTCCTCGACGGCGATATCGTGCTGGTGGACACGGGCCGGCGTATTCCCTCGCCTCCGGGCGTCTTCGTGCTTCACGACGGCATGGGTCTCGTCGCCAAGCGCCTGGAGCACATCCCCAACAGCGATCCGGCGCGCGTGCGCATCATCTCGGACAATGGCTATTACTCGCCCTATGAGGGCCTCGCCGACGAGATCAACGTCATCGGACGGATCCGCTGGTTCGCCCGCGAGATGTGACCTCTTCTCAACCGGGAAGAAGACACCATATGCCGGGGCTTCTTTCCTCCGGCATAATGGATCTGCTTCTTTGGTGACGGGGCGCCATTCGGGATGGTCGAAGCAAAGTCAGAGCCAGAACGCGAAGTGCTCGCCGGACTTGTGGAGCGGGTCACGTTCCACAATGCTGAGAATGGGTTCTGCGTCCTGCGCGTCAAGGCGCGATCTCATCGCGACCTTGTCACCGTGGTTGGCCATGCCGCGACTATCACAGCGGGTGAGTGGCTGACAGCATCGGGGACGTGGCTGAACGATGTGAACCATGGCCTCCAGTTCAAGGCACAATTCCTGCGCACATCGGCGCCAACGACCGTGGAGGGGATTGAACGCTATCTTGGCTCGGGCATGATCCGGGGCATTGGCCCGGTCTACGCGAAGAAGCTCGTCAAGGCGTTCGGCGATAAGGTCTTCGACATTATCGAGGCGGCTCCTGACAAATTGCGGGAGATCACTGGCATTGGCGCGGTCCGCGCCAAGCGGATCACTGACGCCTGGGCTGAGCAGAAGATTGTTCGCGAGATCATGGTCTTTCTGCACAGCAATGGGGTAGGCACAGCACGCGCCGTTCGCATCTACAAGACCTATGGCGCGGACGCCGTCCAGGTCATGAGCGAGAACCCGTATCGTCTTGCCCGCGACATCCGGGGCATCGGCTTCAAGACCGCCGATGCGATCGCCATGAAACTTGGCATCGAAAAGACGGCCATGATCCGCGTGCGGGCCGGCATCTCCTATGCCCTGACGCAAGCCATGGATGAGGGGCACTGTGGCTTGCCCGCCGATCAGCTTGGGCCGCTCGCTGAGGATCTGTTGGAAGTTCCCCGTCATCTGATCGACGCTGCATTGGAACTGGAACTGCAAGACGGATCGGTCATCGCTGACCAGGTTGACGGGACGCCGTGCATCTTTTTGGCGGGCCTCCACCGGGCCGAACACACGATCGCTCATCGACTGGCGAGCTTGAAGCAAGAGACGCTGCCCTGGCCACAGATTGACGCGGACAGGGCGATCCCGTGGATTGAGGGGAAGACCGGGCTTGAACTGGCCGCCAGCCAGCGCGACGCGATCCGCCTGGCGCTATCCTCGAAGGTGACAGTCATCACCGGAGGCCCGGGCGTCGGAAAGACCACCATCGTCAACTCTATCCTGCGTATTCTCGCCGCCAAGCAGATGGAGATGCTGCTGTGCGCGCCGACAGGGCGAGCGGCCAAGCGCATGAGCGAGGCGACCGGCTTTGAAGCCAAGACCATCCATCGGCTGCTGGAGGTTGACCCGAAGGCTGGCGGCTTCAAGCGAGGCCCGGACAATCCGCTGAGCTGCGATCTGTTGGTCGTGGACGAAACCTCGATGGTGGACGTGCTGCTCATGCAGGCGCTGCTCAAGGCTCTTCCCGACCACGCGGCGCTGCTGATCGTCGGTGATATCGACCAGTTGCCATCCGTCGGCCCCGGACAGGTTTTGGCCGACATCATCCAATCCGACGCGATCCCTGTCGTTCGGCTGACGCAGGTATTCCGTCAGGCGGCCCGGAGCCGGATCGTGACCACCGCCCATCGCATCAATCAGGGGTCTGTCCCGGACCTCTCCAAGCCGGAGGGCGACAGCGATTTTTACTTCGTCGAGGCCAATGAACCCGAGACCGCTGTGGCGCGGATCGTGGAGTTGGTCAAAACGCGCATTCCCTCCCGCTTCCAGCTGGACGCCATCCGCGATGTGCAGGTGCTCTGCCCGATGAACCGAGGCGGGGTCGGCGCGCGCGCACTGAACGTTTCTCTTCAGGCGGCGCTGAACCCCGCTCAGGATCGCAAGGTGGAACGCTTCGGCTGGACCTTCGCGCCCGGCGACAAGGTCATGCAGCTGGAGAACGACTACGACAAGGAGATTTACAACGGCGACGTCGGCTACGTGGAGGATGTGGATGCAGAGGGCGCCGAACTCACCGCCAGCTTCGATGGACGGATAGTGACCTTCGGCTTTGGCGAACTGGATGCGCTGGTTCCCGCCTACGCCGCCACGATCCACAAGAGCCAGGGATCAGAATATCCGGCCGTGGTGATCCCGGTGCTGACCCAACATTACGCCATGCTCCAGCGCAACCTGATCTACACCGGCATCACACGCGGCAAGAAGCTGGTCGTGCTGGTCGGGCAAAAGAAAGCAGTCGCCATGGCCGTGCGAAATGCATCCGGCCGCAAGCGCTGGTCCAAACTGCGCGAATGGTTGTCGCCATCACACAATCCTCGTCTCGTCGGCGCCGACTGATTCGTTTCTGGTCGTAAAGCGGACCACATGTTCGCGTTGATCCGCTGCGATGAATGCGAAGAAAATCTTTTCCACACCGCGCAATTACGCAGGGCCTTATTTGTTTTCGCGGTGATACGCGCAAGCGCCCTGCGCGATTGAATCCGGTACCCCGTTCCTCAAAATTCGCTCATCAATTTCCATTGCGAACGGTCTCGATGAGCGCGAACCCGACACCTCCAAACTGGTCGCCCGCAAAGTGGACGCCTCCGACGCGCATGACGGCCGCCGAACGGCTTGATGAAGTGGCCCAGATTCTGAGAGCCGGCCTGCGTCGTATCCTGCCTGAACAGTCCAGCACTTTATCTGCTGCCACCCAAGACAGTTTGGTCGACTTCTCCCCCCTGAAGAGCGGTGTTCGTCGTCGCAAACTGCGCAACCGGGTTGGAGGCTGACGATGAAGACTGCGAGGAAGGATGTCCCCCTGCCGAGGCCAGGGAAGGATGCAAGGATAGATGGAGCCGTTCTCGCCCAACTGGCGGCGCTCAAATCCCTCTCGGTGAACGAGCTCAAGGTGAAGTGGAAGGACCTCTTCTCCACGCCCGCGCCCAACAACAGCCGCGCGTTTCTGGAGGTGCGGATCGCCGGGCGGATCCAGGAACTGGCCTACGGCGGCCTCTCGCGTGACGCCCGCCGCGCGCTCGACCTTCTCGCCGACGAGGTCGAGGGCAAGGTCGCCCGCAAAAGCATGGCCGCGGATCCCCGCAACCCGATGCCTGGCACGAAGCTCGTGCGCGAATGGGACGGCGCCGAGCACACGGTCACCGTTCTGCATGACGGTTACGAACTGGCCGGCAAGAAATTCAAATCCCTCTCCGCCGCCGCCAAGGCCATCACAGGCACGAGCTGGAACGGCTTCCGCTTCTTCGGGCTGGGTTCTGGCGGGAGAAAAGGCTGATGGCCGTCAATGTGATCAAGCGCTCCCGCTGCGCCATCTACACCCGCAAATCTTCCGAAGAAGGCCTCGACATGGAGTTCAACTCCCTCGACGCTCAGCGCGAGGCTTGTGAAGCCTATGTCGTCAGCCAGAAGCCGGAAGGCTGGGTCGCCCTTCGCGACCGCTACGACGATGGCGGGCATTCGGGGGGCACACTCGAGCGCCCGGCGTTGAGACAGCTGATAGCCGACATCGAAGCCGGACTGATCGACGTCATCGTAGTCTATAAGATCGATCGCCTGTCGCGCTCGCTCATGGACTTTGCCCGACTCGTCGAAGTGTTCGACCGCAACAACGTCACCTTCGTCTCGGTCACCCAGTCCTTCAACACCACCACATCCATGGGGCGGCTCACGCTGAACATCCTGCTGAGCTTCGCGCAATTCGAGCGCGAGGTGATTGGCGAGCGCATCCGTGACAAGTTCGCAGCCTCCCGCAAACGCGGCATGTGGATGGGCGGCTTCGTGCCCATGGGCTATGACGTCAAGGATCGCAAGCTCGTCGTCAACGAAACTGAGGCCGCGACCATTCGGATGATCTTCGAGCGCTTTGCTGCGCTTGGCTCCGCCTCCACCCTGGCCCGCGCCCTGCAAGCGGAAAACGTCCGCAACAAACGTGGCAAGCCGATCGACAAGGGTTTTATCTACAAGCTCATCGGTAACCGGGTCTATCTCGGCGAGGCCGTTCACAAGGGAACTTCATATCCCGGCGAACATCAGGCCATCATCGCAAAGGATCTGTGGGACCGGGTGCACGCCATCCTAAAGGAGAGCCCGCGCGATCGGCGCGCCCGCAATCGCAACAGTTCCGAGGCGCTACTCAAGGGCATCATCTTCACCGATACGGGCGCCGCCATGACCCCGACGCACACGCGCAAGGGCGAGCGTCTTTATCACTACTACACGTCTATGGACCTGATCCGGAACCGCGACTCCCGAGGTGGAGAAGGTCCCATGCGGCTTGCCGCCGCCATGGTGGAGGGCGCCGTCATCGCCGAAATGCGCCGGATGATCGCAACGCCCGCGGTCGCCGCGCGCGTGATCGAGGCGCAGCGCCGGGATGGTTCCCCAGTGAACGAACAGGCGATCATTGCCGCGCTGCGCGCCTTCAACGACCTCTGGGACGCGCTGATCCCTGCGGAGCGGAACAGGATCGTGCGGCTGCTTGTCGACCGCGTGACGATCGGCCCGTCCGGAATGGCGATCGATCTGCGCAACAACGGAATCGCTGCTCTTGTCGGGGACCTGATTGCACCCACACCTCTTGAGGCCGCCGAATGACGCAAACGAATGACACCATCCGCGTGTTCATCCCGCTGACGCAGAAGCGGCGGAACGGCCGCCCCAGGATTGTCGCTCCGGATATTGCGACGGGGTTTCAGACGCGATTGCAGGACCCGCATATCCTGCGCGCGCTCGGCCGCGCATGGGCCTGGCGCCGCAAGCTCGAAAGCGGTGAAGCAGCCACAATCCAAGACATCGCCATGACAGAGCAGGTGACCGATCGATATGTCAGCCGCATCATGCGCCTCGCCTATCTGTCGCCCGACGTGTTGGAGCGCCTCGTCATCTGGCGTGATCCGCCGGCAGTGTCGGTGAATGACCTAATCAACGCGACCTATCTGCCATGGGCGGAACAATTAGGGCGAGTATGGACGGTCGCGCATCCGGACAGCACGCAAATGGGTAGCGACAAATATGATCGCGGTGAACGTGAAGCGCCTGGCCGGGTCAACGTACGAAGCACAGACTTTAGGTGAATGGCTAGTCATCAATTCGATTGTAATCCGCCGCTTTGGGCGGGGGTGGAAGGTAGGTTCCTTGCGACCACTTCCAATCTTAGAGCTAGCACAATTTTGTACATCCCAATGTTGTGGGAGGATCGGTCGCATGGTTATGATGAACATACTGATTTTGGTTTATTTGAGCGCGTGAGGCCGCAGCCCTTCCATCATTGAGCTGATGGCCAACAGAGGCAGATCGTCGTCTAAAACTCGACAAAGCGGCGCAATTTCGCGCAAGTGGCGAAGGATTGACGCATCGATCCGCCCTGTTTCCACACGAGCCAAAATTGCGCGAGCGTGTTCGAGCGCGCTTTCAGGGTCATCCACTATTCCATGGCTTACGACATGGACGAGAACGTGAGCCGCCGCCAAGAATTCAGAAGCGTTCGCGGGTACCGTGCGAGCTGCACAACGAAGCATGGTGTCCTGAACAGGCCGTAGAGAAAGTTCTCGCGCATGTTCAAGCACATTTCGACCATCGGCATAGATCAACATGGCAGCTCCAACCGTATTGACCCCGTATCAAACATGAGAGCGGCCTCGGTCAATTGCCAAGAAGTCCATTTTGTAAAAGCTTGGCGAAAGATGGCGGACCTTTGAGCCTGGCTGTGCGCTAGCTTGATCGGAAGGCTGCTTTAGAAGCAAATTTTACGGTTTACTAGGTGTTTGCTCCCGGGGTTTGATGGTGCAATCTTTTCCTCAGATTGGAAGGATGCGCTATGGGACAGGTTCTTCACGGCAGCGCCACAACGACAGAGGCGGTCCGTCGAGCAATACAAGATAGTCAAGAGAGCCTGAGGGCGCTGGCGGCGCGCTACGGCGTGAACCCGAAGACCATTTGAAGTGGAAGAAGCAATCCACGGTCACAGACCTTCCAACCGGCCCGAGGCAGCCAAAATCCTCGGTTCTTTCCGTGGACGAGGAAGCCATCGTCATCGCCTTTCGGCGGCACACTCTGTTGCCGCTCGACGATTGCCTGTATGCGCTACAG